TATGGCAGGTTTCTCCGAACTGCGAAATAGGTCTTATAGCTCCTGCTCACAACTTCCTTTCAAGTACAGACCTTTACGAGATATGCGGCCTTGACGAAAACATAAAGGCCGCACCATTTCTTGGAGTTTCGCAGTTACTGAAAGAGCAACTCGACCAACTTACATCTGTTCTAGGAGAAGACATTCATGTTTTCTGCGCGAGTGTTCCCGAAGAAGAAAAACGAAACTTCAACAACTTAGTTGACGAAAGCGGCGTTGAAAAGTTTGTGTTCTGGTCCGCAAACGCAACCGAAGGGATCGCACTGTTGGCGCAGGAATTGCCAGTGGTGGAGTCGGCTAACGATGTACTTATCGGAACAGTCAAGATGAAGGCCTTGAATTCCACAGTAGCACGAACTGGTCGAAGCATTAGCTCTCAGTTCGTGGCAGGAATACTGGCGGATTCTATTGTTGATGTTCATAGATACGCGCCTGACGTGAACGGTAATGTGTTTGGAAAGATAATGCTTCCCAGACCTTCTTATGTGGCCATCGAATACGGTGGCAAAGCAAATTTCGTGATGATAGAGGAGACAATACAAAATCATGAGCAACAAAAAGAATGACACTCAGTTCGTATGGACAAAATACATCCTGCTATTTGGGTCGGCTGTAATTGCCGTAGCCTTTGGTTATTTGGCGGTATGGTCCTTCGGTGAAACGCGCGATTGGTTTCGCTTCCTTGATTTCGACGGGAACGTGCTTGTTTCCCTTTCCCTGGCACTGATCTTCCAGTTCGGCCAGGGACCAGTCCTTTACCTTCGTATGCGCTACGCTCAGCGTTATCGCGAACTTTCTTCTCGTGTGAAACGGTACGGCAATCCGCCTAGCAACACAGATCCGCGTCATCTCGCCTACAACGAGCTTGTCTACGAAATGAATTCAGCTAACGTAATATCGATTGGTTTTGCAGTAACGTTCTTTATCTTTGCTGCAGTTGACGGATGGACAAACGTAAAGCAGATGCACCTTGGCTTGGACTCCTCACCTGTTGCGCACACGACTGATAAGTACGTCTTCACGTCGATCGCTGGCTTCCTTCTTGTCTTTGTGGAGGAAGGATTTGGGATGATCGTTTCCACTGGTGGGAATATCCTAAACGATATCCGACAGATTCACGGAAAGCGTCGATGGGGATGGCTTGACATGTTCGGCGAGATCGCTTCAGAACAGCTTACCGGGCGCGAGCGTGATAGCCGGCCAAACAATCAAAATAACAATAATAATGCCCATCGCCAAACCAGTTCTTACAACAACAATAGGCCTCAGCCAATTGCGACCTCAAGGGTTGATGGAGGTGACGAAATGGACGTGTACATGAAAAGATTGGAGGATATGAAAAAACAAAGACAGAGGTAACAAACATATCTCTCGGCAGGAGAAATAATTATGCAAAAGGCCACAGACAAATTTGAAACACTTGTGATCTACCGAGAGACCAAGACCGAAGAAGACGAATTACCGCTTGATGAAGAAATGTTAGTGGTGGGACTCCAGTCCCTTGGAGTCTCACCTACTAAAGCGACCACGAATGGCAGGAAACTGCGAGTTTACTTTATCCGCAGTGAAGCTCACGAAAAGTACACGCTTTTACAGCGAGCACTTGCAGGAGCTACGACCGAGCCTTTGATGGTTGATTTTTGTAAGGAAGTTCTTGCAAGGCAGGGATGGAGACAGCTTCTCTCCATGATGAGAAACTTTACTACCGACTTCTCTGCAAACTAGGAATTATTGTGGAATCATTAGGTGATTATCGGCTGACAGCCGAAGAAGAAAAAATCATGGAGCTGTCAGCCGATGATCCCAATCTTTTTTTCAGATATTGGTTAGAAAAGCCAGGCATCCAACCATTTCAACTTGACTACAACTTCGTGGAAGAAGCGAAGTGGCAAGTTGATTTCTGCATGGCCGAACAGCCAACCATTATAGCGATATGTGGTATCGCCACAGGCAAGACTCTTGCCTGTGGCCTTTCCGCGTTCTATCACGCCTGCATAACACCGTATTTCAGGTTTATGAACGTCGGGCATGAGCTAATGCAGGCGAAGTTCATGTACGATGAGATTTTACGCTTCGTAGCAGGAACAAGAGCTGAGAAGCTTGTATTGAAGTCCCCTGCTTCCCCAAACCCAAGGATTTTGACACAGTACTATAGGCGAGATATCAAAATAGAGTCAGAGCTCGTATTCCAGTCTGCAGGCGTTGACAAGAATGCCATGAACATCTTTTCTTGGCGTGGTGACTGGATAAATGTGGAAGAAGCAGGTCGTTTCGATAACCTGCAAGACCTTGTGACAAGGCTTACCACTCGTCTTACTGGCGCCACGTCCGTAAATCGTCCGTATATGGGCAGGTTATCTCTCATCTCCAACCCTGTTGACAACCCTGAATTGTGGATGATGTTCGATAAGGCAAGAACCAATCCAGACGCTCTTACTTTTATGATCGACACGGAACAAAATAAGAACGTAACTCCGAAGCAGATCAAGCTCCAGATGGACAATATCCCAGAAGAGGATAGAGACTTCTTCCTTGCAGGTAAAAGACCTGACGGGAAAGGCTCATACTTCAATAGAGAAACTGTCGAATCGTGCGAAAGTGAGATACTCACAATCAAATTGCGCGAAGGAATCGCCGCTCAGCCTGGCACGCTGCAAGACCTTGGGAATGGATACTCGAAAAAGTACGCAGGAGATAACAGAGCGGGTTATGTTGCTCACTACTACCCTGCTCTTGGATACTGGCATTATGAATTTCCATGGGAGAAAGACCATCAGTACATTATGGTCGGAGATCCCGGCACCGGCGCAGCTCCACTCAGGAACGCACCGTGTATAATGGTAGCAGACGTGACCGAAGCTCCGAAGTTGAACAAGGTAGTCGCCATGTGGTGGGGCAATGGTGGTGGCAAGATAGGACCATTCCTTTTTGAATACTTGGAGATGCTGAAAAAGTACAGACCTGTGTTTGCAGGAATGGACTCCACGTCAAATCAAAAGAACTTCGCGGAGGTTGTGAACATGGAATATGTTGTGAATGGTGGATACTCTGTAGAAAAAATTACAGGGATGGATTTTAGTGGTGGAAGGCGATACCAGTATCTGGTGTCTACTCGCGTTTCACTAGAAAGTGGAGCTTGGACGTGGCCGCACAAAGCAACAGGCATTGCGTCCCAATTGAAATCTTATGACCCAATCGAAGATAGAAACCCTAACAGCAAACTTGCGCAGGATATTGTCTCGACCTTATCAATGGCTAGTTTCGCATCTCGCGCCCTCTATCCTCCAGAACCTCCGCCCCCTGATGAATCCGGCGAAGAGGGAAGCGATAAGCGTGGAGAAAGTGATAAGAGAAAGCATAAAGTCGCCAGACGAGTCATCAGGAGTAACTCGCGGAGGTAGGGTAACAGTCGCACGAAACAACACAAGGCGCTCTCGCTGACCTTGACACATATAGACAAGTTGTAGTAATATCACAACGTTACTTCTAAAGACTAAGACAAACTACCCCAAGCCGAGAGGAAGAATGTCTTAGTCTTTTATGTTTAATCCAGCAACGTCCTTCTCGAATTTGTTCAATCGCCTCGTCAGTCCGACAGAGGTATCACCCTTCAACCTTCGCAAGTTGGAGAATTTTCCGTTCCCAGAGTGGTCGGCAATGCAGGCGCACTACAGCCCATTGATACAATGGTTCGATGGTATTCCGCTAAACGCGCAGCTCGTAGACAGTCAAACGGGGGAGACTATTGATCGATACCCAATCAAATTGAATCCAATCCCTGGCACATGCCAGAAGCACGCCGCAGTTCTTCTCGGTAATACTCTTGAGAGTATTCGTGAAGGTGGCCTTCCAATTCAGTTCGTACCCAAGTCTGACTTGGATGAACCTGATGGCCCAGAAGATATGACAGCAGAACAGCCAGAGATGGACGAGATGGGCAGGCCCAAGCCTCCCCCACTCGTAAAACCAAAGCCAAAGAAACAGCCTAAATCCGAAAAGGTAGTCGAAGCGATCCGTAAGGCTTTCGAGTACGCAGGTGGCGGCGCAATGTTCGCAGATTCCGCAGTTTCCTCACAATACCTTGGCGGGAGCGTGTGGAAAGTGAAGTTCGACAAGGATAATGAAGATTATCCAATCCAGGTGAACAACGTTGATCCTACAGAGTTCCTTGGCATCCCGAAGGGTGGTAATCACTGGGAGTTCCATGAAGCATGGTTCGTTCGAGAAATATCCATCTACGACGCGAAAGCTCGCGGATATGCCTGGAACGGCATGGACGAGCAGTTCTTCTATCTTGAGCACTGGACAAATGAAGATATCGAAGTATTGATCAACGAGCAGACCATCCAGAAAGAACCAAATGTATTTGGCGTAATTCCTTTTGTATATATTCCTCACGTTAGAATCCGTTCCTTCATAGGAAAGTCTATCATTACTGAAACCGTAAAGGGCTTGATAAAGGAATGGAATCTTCGATTTGGCGATGTTGGTGACGCAGTCTCCGATGATGCTCACGCGATTCTCGCAGTTCGTGGAGTTCGTGGAAACCTGGCTACCACAAAACTGTCTGACGGGCGTGTCGTCGTAAACCTTGGCTCGAAATCAGGTTTGTCGAACAGTGAAACAGATCCTGACATGATAGCCATCAAAACACAGGTAACATCAGAGCCGATGATCAAGCTGAACCAGATGCTTGAAGGGCAGTACCGAAAAGAAGTAAACCATCCCGCAGTAGCCGATGGGGAAGATGAAGGCTCACAGCGTTCAGCGGCAACCTTGACGGTCAGAATGTGGCCGTTGATATCTCATGTTGAGATAGAGAGAATAAACTGGACGGTAGGCATGTTGAAATTAGCGAAGATAATCCTTCGCTTCTATGCCGTAAAGAGCGTGGACGGAATTACAGAAGACGAGATCGAAGCTGGCTTCACAATCAAATGGTCTTCTTCCCTTCCGCGCGACCGAGAAGCTCTCATCACGGAACTGGCAGTACGTAAGAAGAATGGAATGTCTTCACTACATCACTTACTCAATCTTCTTGGCGACGTCGAAGATATCGACAAAGAGATTCAAATGATCGAAGACGAAGTAACCCGCAAACAGGGTCATGAAATGGCATTACTCGAAGCGAAGTCGGCTGCTCAGCCCGCTCCCTTCGGTGGCAATGGGGGTGGCAATAAAGACGGTAAGAACAACCAAGAAAAAGGAGACAAGACTAGCGTGAACGAATCCAACAACCTACCAAACGAGGAGAAACAACAATGAAACTACCGCAAGGAAACCCGTTATATGGTCCGCATATCATGTTTGACACCGACCCCGATTCAGGTGGTGCAGGTGCATCAGCAGGAAACAGCGACCAAACAAACTGGAAGGAAAAGTACGAAAGTCTCAATGGGCAAATAGCCAACGGGCAGTATGTCACAAAGGACGCGTACGTCGCCTTGCAGAAAAACCTTGAGACGGCTGTGGGCGAAAAGAAGCAATCAGCTACGGACCTGGGCAATGCGACTGCAAAGTTGGCACTACTTCAGGACCAAGAAACCACTTTGACTGCAAAACTCACGGATGCCGAGAAATTGAAGGCTGATCTTGAGGGAACTGTTGCTTCGAAAGACAAGGTGATTGAACGTCACCAGACGATCTTCAAGGAATTTCCAGATCTCGCGCCTTTCGAAGCAGACAAACTGTTGCCGCAAGTCGGCCCCGATGACGATATGAAGGAAGTGTTTAACAACTTCAGAACCCGTATCGGTGAGCTAACATCCGCCAAAAAGGCAGATGCAGAAGCAGGATCAACGTCTGAGCCCAAGGGCAATGGCCAAGACGGCATACCAACAGGCTCCACCCAGCTCCTGCAGCGTGCGCAACTACTTAGTGTTCAGGGGAAAGTAGCTGAGTACGACCAGGCGATGGACGGATACTACGCCGCTCTCAAGACCGAAGGAAAGTAGCAAAGATACCAAGACATAAGACTCCAAGACAAGACTTGTAATCATCATTCTAATATGGAGAAAATCTTATGGCTTTTGAAGACTATTATGCGATAAATCCCGTGAGTGTTGTAGATCAAAACACTTGGGACGACCGCATCCCCGAAGTTGCAATGCAATTTCTTACCCGCCCTGTTGTGTTCACCCCGTTGATCGACTGGATGGACCGTTCCTCACAAACAGGTGCTCAATCGACGATCTTCACCGAACTGCTTGAAGGTGACGTGAACTTCGACGAAATCGCGTACGACGCTCAGTACATCCCCGAACCTCTCGGGGTGGACTCTCGCTCAAAACGGCTCGGAATGGCTCGTTACGGCGATAAAGTTCAGTTGCATGAGCACTCAAATCTGTTCCAAATGTGGAAACAATCCGGTGGCCGTGATTGGCGCGGAGTTCTTCGTGGCGTACTTGGTAACAACGTTCGTCGCAAGATCGAAATGATTTCCCGCAACGCGTTCCTGAAAGGTCCGAAAACCTTCTGGTCATACGCAAACGGTCGAACTGACTTCAGTGGCTTAGTCGCTGGGGACACGTTCAATCTGGAAACCGTCAACGCTTGGAATCTTCGCCTTGGCAACACTGGCTCACCAGTCGTTCCAGGTGGAACCGGCAATGAAAAAGTCGTGATCGTGCCTCCCGGCGCAGTCTATGACTTCCAGGAATCCCTGGCCGGCGCGAGCCAGTCAGAAGCAAGCATGTGGCGTGACGCCAAGATGTATTCAGGACAGGCTTTGAAGTACGAAGTCGGCTCCTACAAGAATATGTCCTTCGTCACCGCCCCGAACGACACCTACGGACAAAATCCTTCCGTGTTGTACAATGCCGGCAAAATCACCATTCAGGCAGAAGTCACATCGTTGATCGCTGCTGGCGATGGCTCACCTGATCCCGAAAATACCGCAGTGGATGACACTTGGTATGTCGGCCAGAAAGCTGTCACCCACTACATCCAATTGGATGCTGGTGATGACGGCGGCTCCCCCGCAACCCCCAACACCGATATGACCAAGTTCGCGGTCAATGATATCGTGACCATTCACACCCTTCGCACAGCCGCTTATGGTGTAACGAACGGCGTGGACTTCCTTTCAGGGAAGACGATTACCCGTCGTGTCGTGGCTGTTGATGCCGTGAATTCGCGCTTGGCCTTTGATCGTCCGGTCATGGCGAAGTACACTGCCGATCTCGGCAGCGGCGTCTACGCTTACGTCACAAAGGGTCAGCACATCGGTTTCGCCCTTGCGGTAGCCGGTCGTGGTGGTGTCATGGGCAACGTGAACCGTTCCCTGAAGTTCTACGAACCGAAACCCATCGATGACTTCGAGTCCGTTTGGCGTTTCGTGTGGGATATGGTTGGTGGTATCGCAATTTGGGAACCCAACCTGTTTGAATGTCAC